GCTCACGGTAGTCCTGCATGGTCTCGCCGGGAAGCAGAGGCTCAATACCAGCAGCCTTCTCTGCCTTCTTCACTTCGTCGTTAGTTTCAATGTGGACTGTATCTACCACACCTTCAGGGAGCGTAGTAGGGTCAATAGTGATAGGAAACTTATTACCACCGAAGAGCACCTCGGTCATCTGCCCAAAGGCAGCAAGCACTTTAGTTTTAGTAACTTTCACAAAAACTCTGGACTTCTCGGTGTCAGTAAATTTGACATCAGGGCCATACAAACCACGATAATTGCGGTAGGCCATAATCCAACGATACTCCTCCGTCTCTCTTGCAGTCTCAGCCTTAGAGAAACGCTCTTCCACATAGGAGACAATCGTACCTGCTTTTTTATCAGTGTTCGTGTCGCCAGAGGTATCCTCGACTGCAAGCATCTTAATGCTATCGGGGGAGATGTTGTCTTCTTCCATTCTCATTTCCAATTTGTGTTAGTAGCCGAAGGTACTGTCAGCGATCTGAAAGCCAGTTCTGCCAGAGTTAGGGTCCAGATCGAATAGACCACTTCTTGGGCGAGTCATAACCCCGTATCTCAGGGCATCATACAAGTGATCTTCTGCCTTAGTGTCCACATCTTCTGGGTTAGTTTTATCTAGGGGAAGAGATGGCAGTTGAGAGATCAGGTTCTTACAAGTATTGAAGATAACCATTCTGGGTGCATCTGTGTAAGTATCGTGCTGCAAACGTCTGTGGATTTCGTTCTTACCTGCAATACGAGAACCTTTACTCCTGTCTGCAGGACGCCAGCGGCATCCCTTGAGGATCATGCGTTCAGCAATGCTAGGGCCAGTATCACCACGCTTGTGCCAGAGGGAGGAGTCAAGAACACCGTAGCGCATCTTTTCCCCAGACTCTTCTTCAAGAACTCTGTCTGCCAAATCTTCTGCAAGAACCTTGGAGACGTACAACTCACGGTACACAATCAACTGCTCGTCAGGAGCTACAGCAAACCAAAGAACACCAGTATAAGAACTGTAGCCGTAGTCAGCCGCACGAAACCTTGGCCAGCTAGTAGGGATTTCAAACGGGTCAATAACATGCAGTCTACGATTAAACTCTGGGAAGGCAGCACCCTCTGCAGTGTCCCAGTTACCTTCTAGAAGCTGCTTCCTCTGGTGCTCAGGGAGAGACAAGAGGTTGGCTTCGTACATACCATCGTCGGCCAAGTAGGGGTTATCGAAGAGGGTTGCAGGGATAAAACGTCTTTGTAAGAGAGGCTCACCCTCACGAGAATGACCCTTGGGCCACTGGAGGGTTTCACCTGTCTCCGGGTCGATAGCCCAGAAAGCTTTACCGGGAGGTGAGGGATCAATAAAGGCTTTCTTAACCCAGTGATGTCCTGCCCCTCCGGGGTTGGTTGTAGCTCTCTGATACAGCTTTAGGCCGCTATCACGAGTTGTTCTGAGACGAGAACGCATGTAGTTCCAAGCGTAGGGGCTAGACCACTGAGTAAGTTCGTCGAAACCAATCCAGTTGTATGCCTGACCCTGATAGCGAGTAACGTCATCATCTGCGTCAAGGTAGCTCATCCAGAGTGTTGCTCCAGACGGTGCTACCCAAGTCTTGTCTCTTTCTAAAAACTTAATCCCCGGAATGGCTCTGGGGTACAACATCTTTGAAACAGAAACCAGTTCTCGAAGTTCTTCTGTAGACTTACGCACCAAGAGCATCTTGGCATGTTCGTTGTTCAAGTATCGTACTGGGTCTGCCAACATGGCGTAGGACTTACCACCACCCGCTGCACCACCATAGAGAACCTCTTGCTCATCTGCAGACAAGAACTCTGTCTGAGGTCCGGGGTTGGGTTGGAAGATAACTTCTCTAGCCTTCTCAACATCAAACTTCGCTGGAATCGCTTGTGCGTAGGTTTTGCTCTCCGCTGGCACTATTACCACTGGTTCTGACTGCACTTCCACCGATTTTTGCTTCAAGTCTTTCGGCTTTTTCGAGGGCCGCTTTGTATTTCTCGGCAAAGAAGCGTTGGTTTGCAGCGTCTGTCTTACGTTTGTACTCAAGCTTAATCCTCTTATACAGACCTACGTGAGAGATGGGTCTACCACTCTGCTCACTCAACCAAGCTGCAACTGCTCTGTAGGAGTACTTCTTGAGGTGCTTCTTTGCTTGCTCAAGAAGTTCTAACTCTTCTGGGATAGGGAGCAGTACATCCGGGTCGTTGGGGTCTTCTCTGTACCCGAAGGGCATAATCCTGCCGCTTCTGACAACAGGCTTCCACTCGAAGTGGTCACCGTGGTCGATGGGTTTTGGGAGTTTCCATTCTGTTTTGATTTTTGGCATGAGTTACTTATACTATCAACGACACAAACTGTCAATCACTTTTCTTAGAAGGCAGAATAAAGAGTGGGACATCAGACTCCACCTTGACTTCATCCTTGGCCTTGAAGCCACCACGATCCAGCAAATCCTTAGCTGCAGCCATCTTCTCTTTGTTGCCGAGTGCCGTAGGGTCAACAATCACTTCGTACATGCTGTATGCAGCCTTCACACCAACACGAGTGATGAACTTCTTGGTGAGTTCTGCAATCTCATCCTCAATGGACTCAACGATGTGCTTGGTGGAGTATGTGTCGCTATAGCCAGCCAGCTTCTTGGCCTTGACGTAGTCACCCCGAGCCTCTTCGAAGAGGACATCAAGGAACTTCTGCTGCATCTCGGTAAGCTGTCTAGGAGTAGTCATTTGCGGAACCTCGCTGTTTTCTTTGCAACACTTTCGGGCTGCTTGGAGAACTGCTTCCCTTTCTTGGTGTCTTCTCTTTTCTTTGCACTGGTACGGGCATACTCTTCTTTGGAGAGGGCTTCTCTGGCTTTCTTAGGCAGATACCGTTCCCCAGTGGCTTTTGGGCCTTCGGTGGAGTTCTTGCCAGACTTAGTGCCCCACTCTTCTTTTGTCCATTTGGTCAAAGATTTCTGGGATTCAGTCTTCTCCCCAGAGTAACTGCCACCCTTTTCTTTGTAGATTTTGCCTGCCAGTTGCATGGCTCTTGCTGAGTGTTTGCCACCCATCTTGGCCTTTGCCTGCGCCTTAGAGGCTTCCCAAAGCTTTTCGTTAGTCCTCGTCATGACTGTGGCCTTGTAGTGTTGGCAGAGAAGAGTTCTTCTGCAGTGCAGAGTGCATCCACAACTCCACTAGACCCCAAGACAATCTCTAGGCGGTCCTCAGGGTCCAGCACAATGTAGGCATTGGAGAACTGGACAAATTCTCCTGTGCTCATGTTCTTACCACCAACAATGAAGTAGGTAGCATTGACAGCTTTTCTATACCACTTCAGTGAGACTGTATTGTTTCCACCAGCATTGGTAAAGAAAACTAGGGAAATCTTTGACCTGCAATTGAGCGGACACGTATACAGGACATGGGTCGCTGCAGTTGTACACGCAATTACGTGAGAGATTGCCCTAACTTCTGCCATTACTTCTTGCCCTTACCCTGAGCAGGTTTCATCGAAGCGCCACAGTTGGCCATGCCGCCCTTAGCCATGCCCTTTTTGGTCATACCGCCGTAAGCCATACCCATCATCCTTTTTTTCGAAGTAGCAATACCCTTTTTCATACCCTCAATATCAGGACGGTAACCAACATCCATTACGGGTTCTTTATAAAGTACAGGCTTAGTAGGTGGTTTACCAATAGGCTTAGTGGGTCTACCACCACCTTTACCGGGTTTAACAGGCTTAACAGGAGAAACAGGCATAATACCTACAGGAGGTTTAGGTCTCATTTTGATTTCCTTTTCTTGGATTTGGTGACACCCTTAATAGTGCCCTTATTTTCTGTAGCGTAGAAGACTTTTTCTCCAGCCTTCTTGCCGTACTCTTTCTGCATAGCAGCCTTGATCTTTTTACCCTTAGAGGTAAGAGGCATGATTACGAACCACTACGCTCACGGAGGGTCATACCACGCTTCACTGCGCTACGATCCTTCTGCATTGCAAGCTCTTCCCGAAGACGCTTAAGCTTTGCACTCTCTTCAGGCTTCTTTCTTGCAGCAGTTCTTGCAGCAGTGGCAGCAGCATCCTTGGCTCTACGGTCAGCACGACGCTCAGCCTCAGTCATACCCTTACGGGACTCTGCAACAGAAGCAGCCTTAGCACCGGGACGCACATCTACTTTGGCAGAGGCACTAGTGCTGGCAGTAGCAGGCTTAGCAGCAGCAGAAGTAGCTTTAAGAGCCTCCTTCATGGAAGCCTTCTTAGCCATCTCAGTCTTTGCTTTCACTTCACGAGCACTGGCTTCCACAGAGGCGGGACGAGCCTTAGGCTTAGGGGCAGCTTTCTTACCAGCTTCCTCTGCATAGTCAGTCGTGTAAGATTTACCATTCCAAGTGAATGTCTTACCTGCGCCAAGTTCTTTACGCGCCTTAGCAAACGCCTCTTTAAATGTTGCCATAGTCTTAGTCCTTTGGGTTTTTCTTGGCTGCAGTCTTTGTTCTAGGGAAAGACCGATTGGCAGTCTTGGTGACTACACGAAGATTTTTAGGTTTTCCATTCTTGGGGTTACCATCTTTGTGGTCGATGTCTTTACCATCACCCTTAGACACTGTACCCTTCTTCTCCAAGTCATAACGAGCACGTTTACGAGCATTGTTACGCTCCCGCTGTTCGGGCTTCGCGTGATAGTTAACGTACTCTGACTTGTAATTACGGGGTGCCATCAGTCGTCTTCTACTTCGTATTCTTTTTCCCAGTCGGGGCAATCCCAAGCCTGACAGGCAGCCTCCTGAGAGCAAGCAAATTGGAACTTCTTACAGGCACCCATACCAGATTCCAGCTTCAGGGCCTTCAGAGTTTGGACTCGATTATCGAAATACTCACAATTACCACACTTCTTCAACTCAGCAATGGCTACAGGCTTATTCCATGCCTTGGCAAGCTCTTCAGGAGTAGCACCGTACATCCAGTACTTCTCTGCTCTGGTCTTGTTCTTCGGAGAAACCTCAGGAATCTCACCAATCATCAGGCCCATCATCTACTTAAATCCTTGTTTTCTCACCATTTCTCGCGATCCGACCAAAACGCAGCAGACATTTTGCCCTTTGCAATGTTCTTGGCGTGTCTTGCCTTGAAGGAGGCTCTCTTTTTGGTCATTTTGTCAGCCTCACCAGCCTTGGGAGCACCTGCAGTACTGGCACCCTGCTCACCAAACCTGATGGTTTTGACCTTATCACCCTCTTTTGCTACCACAATGTGGGACTTCTTAGGGTGATCTGGAGTTCTCTTGGGCTTATTGAAGCCTGCAACACCTGCTCTGGCCAGTCTGGGGTCTTTTTCACTGGGCATTATTCCCACTCTCTCTTACGATCTGGCTCAAAAACGTCACTCTTCTTCAGGTGACCCTCTAGGTACATGGCTCTCTCAATCCTGTCTAGGGAGTATCTTTCCCCAGTCCTCTGGAAGATGGCCTCACGAACGTAGAACACATCAGATCGGGGTATGTGAACCCTCTTAAGTCTACCTTCATCCTTGTCTGCAAGGGCATTGTAGAAGTTTGTGAGCACATCGTCGTCTGCGAAGTATTTCATTTTGCTAGTTATATCCTTAGGCTTCTTAGAGTCAAGCCTTATCTTAAGAGGAACGACAGAAAAAATTACCTTAGGGTACTTGAAATTCTGTTTTTCCTTTCTACGTATATACTTTAAGAGATACATAAAGCTTCTACCTTAAGCTATACCTTATTTTTATATAATTACTTAAAGGTAATAAGTACTTAAGTATACCTTAAGGTACTCTTGAAGCTATCTCATCAGGCTTCATTATGAGATACATCAAGCTTCTTGAAGCTATACATCATGTATCTCTTAATGTAATATACCGCCTTTCTGTCGTTTGTCAAGAGGTCTTCTCATCTTTTTCTAGAAATATTTATACCTCCCCAAGCTCTTTACCCCCAGAATCACCCCACTCAGGAGTAACACCACGAACATAGCTAAAAGAGCCTCATAGAGAGCCGCCAGATGGGCATCTCCACTTTTTCTAGGTCACCATAGCCAAGACAAGAGATCGCTCTCTGAGGCCCCTCCTACGCTCTCTACAACTGTGGTACCATTTTTGACCAATTGGTAAAGAAATACATGTTGTTAACCACTGAGGCTTTTTCTGGTTAACAGAACTACAAAAATCCCCCCGCTGTCATTGTGGGTATATACGTACTAGGTACCCCCCGGTGGCCCATGCCCGCACCCTATGCCCCCCGAAAGCTGATAGGTCTTGTCGTTTTCCCCCGAAGTCCTAGGCCAGTATATGCTAACACATTGAAAAGATTATGTTTCTGACAGAATGTAGGTTTAAGCACTAGGGAAAAACACATGGGAATTGGTAAGGTTTTCTGACCAATCGGGAAAGCGCAGGAAACATGCACCCCTAAGACACATTCAATCCGGTGAATCTATATCCCTTTGAGTCACATTCGGAATCCAGAATATATCCCCCCACGTATACGCGCGTGTTCCTATACCCAGATCAGGTTATCATATTCAAGAAATAGAATTCGACATGACCCTGCATTTTTCCGCTTGCAATCTTTTTCGGCATGGCGTTTAGTGAAGACATCGAAACGGAAACGGATCGAACGACGGGAAGCGAAGACTTAGGGAAGCGGCGAAGAGCTAGCACCTAATGAAACCTTCCCCCGATAAAGGCGAGCCTAGGCGCAAGCAAGACCTAGGGAAGGCGAGACGGAAAAAAGGTGTTGACGGCGTAAAGAGTAAGTGCCAAGGTAAAGGCAAGGCATCCCTGAGAGGGGCAATGCACTCCAGATACAGCATAACCCTTCGGGGGCCTAGGTCTGGGTGGGATGCCGACTATAAGCGGGAAGTAAGGCCACCTGTGTTTGGCCCGTGCTCTTTCCTTGCCGCTAGGGCGAGGCGTCTGACCAACGGATTGGGTAAGTTTCCTTAGGGCTGCGTTCGCAGAAAACCCTGCAAGGTGAGATTCCTTGCGGCGTCCCATGAAACAAGCTGGCAAAACCTAGCTAAGATGGCTTGGGGCAAACCGACAAATTGCCCTAAGTATGTATTGACAGAGACTTGCATCTGTGCTTCGGTATAGGTGCAATGCTAAGTCAATAGAGGGGACACGTGATGTCTTTTGTCGAAAGTATCCGGGCCGTGTATGCTCTGGCCAATGCGGATGAGGTGAGCCACGGGCTTTACTGGTATGAGCAAGCGCAGGCTGATTGCCAGATGATCGCTGAGGATTGCGGCTTGCCTCTTCACATTGTGGTTGGTGTGGTCGCTGCCCTATCGCCTACAAATCTGTGGGGCCAGAATGTCAAAGATGCCAGACTGTTCTGCGAGACGTTCAGCCGTGGCGGGTATTACGAGGATGTGAAGGCATCGACCTATCGCACCATGTGGGAAAAGGCATGGCGTATCTTGGAAAGCGTGGGGGATGTCCAGACAGTCGCCACCATTCTGAACGGCCCCAAGATCACTGATTTCTACTGGTGCATCCTTGGCTATGACAATTGTGTGATTGATGGCCACGCATGGGGTATCGCCCACAATGATCGCCGTGTCATGCAGGATGTGCCTAGTATCGGGAAGAAGGCCCGTCTGGAATTGCAGGATGCCTATCGTGTCGCTGCACATGCTGAGGGCATCAAGGCATATCAGATGCAGGCTATCACATGGGTTGCGTGGCGTCGTATCCACGGCATCGCCTAAGGTTGAAATCACTCTAAACTGACGAGGGAAAATCATGTCTTTCAATGGCTGGACGAATAAAGAAACGTGGCTTGTGAACCTGTGGCTTGCCGACTCTTTAACAACAGATGCGGGATCGTCTATGGAAATAGATGCGGCTTGGGTAAGGGAAGTCGCCGAGGATGTGATATCGGGGACTATTTCTGACTTTGGCCTTGCCAGCGACCTACTTGAGATGGCGCTAGCTAATGTGAACTGGGAAGAGATTGCCAGCCACTATCAGGAGGGTTGACAGAGACTTGCCCCTGTGCTTAGGTATAGGGGTAATGCTAAGGCAACCTTGAACAGATGGGGTTAATACATGTCAAATCGTGGAACCATTGTTGAGAATGATGTGGCCTATCAGCGTGCTATCATGCGGAATATCCGTGCCAATGCTGCAAAGACACGTGAGGCTAAGATGCTGGCCAGCACTGAGGGTCGGCGCTGCTATGACTTCCTGATGGAATTGGGTGAGTATATGCCCACCTATGGTGCTGATGGCTGGAAAACCTCTTCGCATCCTACAGTGAACGCCTCTTTCGGTGACTTCTACACAAAGATGCGTGACAGCCTGCACGAATGGGGTGGCCTGTCTGATGCACAAACAAAGGCTGTGCTGTCCATGATTGAGCGTGGTGAGACACGTGCAGCAGAACGTGCTAAGTCTCGTGCAGATAGCCTTGCCAAGGATGCAGAAACCTCTGGCTGGGTGGGTGCTGTAGGTGATCGTATGCAGCTTGATCTGACCATACGTATGGTGCTAACTATGTCTGGCATGTATGGCACAAGCTACCTGCACGTGATGAACGACAGTGCTGGCAATGTGGTGGTCTACAAAGGCACCAACAAGCTGGGTGACAAGGGTGACACTGTTTCAGTCAAGGCCACCATCAAAGAACACGGCACACGTGATGGTGTGAAGCAAACCAAAATCTCTCGCCCTAAGGAGGCATGATCCATGTTTATCATCTTCGCAACCAAGTCTCTGAACGATGGGACAAAAGGCTTCCGCTTCAACGTGCTGGGCAAGAAGGGTCTGGTGCGTCTCCGCAAGCGCAAGAACAATGGATGGCATATCGTGCAGGATGATTGCATGACCGCCGTTCACATGGGCAAGCTGAGCCTCTACACTGAGCGCCAGACTACTATGCGGAAACTTCAACACTTC